GTTATTTCATATCTTTCTGCTGTAGGTAACTCTGCTGTAAAAACAATTTTTGATTGGCCGTTTTCAGTAACATAACCACGAGAAGTAATTGGTACACGAAACATTTCAAAGTCTAATGATTTCTTGGCTGAATAATCTCCGAGTGTTCCATCTGAAGCAAGAGGTTTTGCTCCACAGCCAATGGCAATATGGGAAGCGTAGGCGGGAGCCTGTCCAATAAGATATTTAGCCAAAATATTCTTACCTGTATTAGTTATCATTTTTACACCTCTCCATATATTGTACCATTAAGTATCTCGCCACTATCTAATATTTCCACGTCTACCTGCTCATCAGGCTCAAGAGATGATACATTTATTACAAGATCCCCAGTAGTTGGGTCTATGTATACAGTCTCTCCGTTTGGACCTGTTCCAGAGTTTGGCAACTTTAACTCTAACTTAATAGGAAAGTTTTTGAAGTATGTATCTGAAGTGCCTTCTAAACTAATTATATTATTTGTATTATATTGAATATAAATATCTTTAAGGTTTCTTATAGGGCTATGGACTACATCTTGTCCATTGATAATGTCATTTCTTGAAATGTTAATTAACTCCTGTCCCCCAATATTTTCAAAAACTAAGTCCGACATTATTTCTGGATCTAGTTCTGGGTTATTTAAAGCAATTAATGATGGGGTTGCAGGCTTCGTCGATGCCCTAAGTCCTAATTCCAAAATTGCTGCAGACTGATTTGCTACTGCATCTGTTGCCATTAAACTACCTCACTTATAAATACTGTCATTGATGGACCACTTTGATCTTTTGAATACTCTATATTATACACAACAAACCGACTATCTTTTGGTGCAACCATGTTAATTGAGTTATCAACATAATCTAAACTAACTATATCTCCTAATTGAATCATAGGGTTTGCAAAAATCTTAACGCCAACAGATTTTCTTGGCTTCATTATTTTATTAATAACCCAAGACATTAAGTTTTCTGCAGCATCATGTGACTGAATGTATGGAACTTCTAAACTAAAATCTTTTTTACCATAAGACATTCTACTTGACTTTATGTCTTGATAATCTTTTTTAACTTTAAGTGGTGATGTAACTAAAGTTGATCCAATTAAATCTGGATTAGCAAGGTTGCTATTTTTTGAAAAATATTCATCAACTGTTAAATCTGTGTTTGACTCCTGAGTAAAAGTTATTCCTTGTATTCTTAAATAATTTCCAGATGTTGCATCTAAATTTAATGTAGTATCGGTTGCATTAAAAATTAAAAACTCTGCTCCATAAGACCCTGCCCTAAATCCAGAAACGGTGTAACCTTTTAATCTATTAAAAGTAGGAGACAGTTTTGCGTATAGTGCTGGGTATGCTTGATCATATTTAATATTAAATGATGAGGCTTCTCTCATAATTGTTCCAAATTCATCAAAGTACATGTTAAATGCTGGTGGTTCAGCAGGACTTATTCCTGACAGGTATGTTCCTTGCACTACTCCGCTCATAGCATATTTCATAAATGATTCATTTGCATTTATTTCAGAATCTCCAAATACTGATGCTATCGGAGCATTAATTTTAAAAGCAGTGTTTTGTGAGTAGTTGTTTCCTAAAGCATATATATTTTCAAACATTACTCTTGAGGAACCACGAACAAACAATGCCATATTATTATATACTGGAAGCGGATTTGCATCATCTACCTCTGCAATAAGGTTGTTATTTATGTATAAAAAGAATCTTCTTTTTGTTCCTATATCTTGATATTCAACAGATAGATCATAAACTGTTGGGTTTTCCTCTGTAGCCATTCTATATTGACCAGTAAACTTACCATCATCAACTATGATTCCTGCTAGTCCTTCATACAGTTTAATTGGAATGGCAGATGATCCAGATGCTTTTATCTTATAAAATATTACATCGTTTACATTTTGTTTTTGAGAATCATTTAAGTTGTTTGCTCCTAAACCAATAATTTCAAAATAGTATCCGTTGTTTGTTGATGGATTAATCATTACAGCAAGTCCGCCAGAGCCACCAACTACGCTTATGCTTTTATCTGGAGTGGTTCCTGGCACTGTAAAATATGTAGAAGCGCCAACTGAAGTTTGTCCACGATTTCCATCATTTTCAATTTTGCCAACAATCCTCATCCTGGTTCCAAAGTGTTTGTACTTATTGTCTAATGGCTTGTATACATAAGAAACAAAATCAAGTGGGGACTCTGTTGTAGTAAATCCTGGACCATTCATGATTAAAGCAGATGATTGCACTGTTCCTGCCTGCGTAGATAGCATAGCATTTATATTTGATTCGGATATATATTTTGATGCCAGGGCATTTTTAATAATTCCATTTCTTGATGTTTTTTGTGCAAGGGTGTTGTTTATTCCTGCAGGACCAACTGTTGTTGCTGGAGGGGTTTGATCAAGTCTGAATAAATATTTTGACTCCATTGTACATCCACGAACATTATCGTTATTAGACCAGTAAGGGCTAATTCCTGCTGAGTGTAAAACAACTGGAGTTCCAAACTGCCCTCTTCCATGTTTTGCTACTGCTCCATTTTTAAGTTTTGTAACTCCAAGAACTTCTTGATAGTTTGGCTCAGCGTATATCCTTACTAATCCTGTTGGATAAATTTTTCCATTAAAGGGTAATGATGAAAAATATTTTTCGTACTCTTGAACACTATTAATCCATACATTACCAGTACCAGAAATATTATACTCTACTGCATCATATTTAATAATCTCTCCATTTGAATAAAAGTATCCGTTATATCTTGTTATAAAGAAAACTCCTTCTCCAAGATCCATAATATTATTAATAACTGTATTGTTTTGTACTGATGGGACTGATGACGATAGGTTTGAATTTAAAGGTATTGCACTTAATGCATAGGTTGACTGGTTTTGAATTTCCTGATTTACAGATTTTGTACCTTCTGAGCCACCCAATTCCCAAAGAACAACTGGTTTATATACCCAAATTTTTTCATTATCTACAAGACTTGCTTGCTTTATTGTTCCCACCGATCTTTCTATAGACCTTGAGGTATAGGTAATTTTTCCATCATTATAAACTTCATTATCTTGTGATGTTATTTCTAAGATGTTTGAAAGTTTGCTATTTGTTTTTTCATTTTTAACAACTCCAGTATCAGAAAAATCTGTAGTTCCATAAAGAGTTAAGTCTGTTGGTCTTTGATTAATTGCTGGCATAATATAATCTTTACTCATCATAATAAAATTATTATATTCATCAAAAAACATTGCTGTTTGTGTTGATACTGCAAGTTCTTCTAAGATCTGTGCCACACTTTTTTCTGGAGGAATAAAGAAAAAAGGAATAATAACCTCAGATTCACCTTCAACTCTTTTAAAAACATAGTTGGAGAATCCAATAGAGTCAAGCAGTAGTGAGACGGCAGAACTAACAGATGTGTTTGTCATCAATATTTGCGGAGCAATTTTTGACTCGAAATAAAAATATAAATCTCTAAGTTCGATAGACACTTCTTTAGACTGATTATCTAATTTTGGAAAACCATCAGAGTACATTGTCTTGATAGGTAGGGAATGTTCAACTCCAGAATTATCTGTAATAACTTCATAAAGTTTAAACTGAATATTTTTAGAAACATATTTACTAATAATACTTAAATTATTTGATGTATGGAAGGCATCATCAAAATCAAATAAAGAAATTGATCCTGTTGAAGCAAGAAGTTGTCCTACTGGCAGTCCGCTAACTCCTAAATCAGAAGCGCTTTTATTAACAGAAAATTCTAATACTCTATCGCTTAAATCTGATACAAGTCTTGGAGATAATTCAATTAGGTCAAACGTAGAATCAAATTTATTCATGCTGTCAATTACAATTCTTATTCCCGAAATGTACTCAAACTCTTTATACTTTACTTGATTGTTTATTGTAAATGATGGGGGGTTTGTTAAGTCTGTAACAAGGCTTGTACGTGTTCCAATATCAGAATCTTCAAGGCTCCACCCATAGGAAGGAGTAAAGGTCTTCCATTCACCCTTATACCAAATATGATATGTGCCTAAAGACATACTGTTAGAAATAATTAAATAAGCATCTCCTTCTTGGGCCGTCTCTGGCTTTAATGTTTCAGAAGATAATTCTTCAATAAATTTAAAGATATTTGAATATATGCTTGGAACAATTAAACCGTATGAAACTTCAACATATCCATCAGATCCAATTATTGCCTTGTCATCTTTTCTTCTATCTCCATCAGAAAAAGATATAGCGTCTACCCAACTGTTGTTTTTTAATACTTGAATCTTCCAGTTATTCGGTGTTGTTTGATTTATTTCTCCATAGTATGGGTCTAAGAATGCCTCAGAAGAACTAACAAATGTTCCAGAGTCTAGTTCTCCAGTATTGGTTTGCATCTTTACTATAAGTCTGTTGGCTGGAACCTTTTCTTTATATACAACAAAGGGGGCTGCGTCTTCTATTCTATGTCTTCCATTAATGGTTTTATTAGCAACTCCATATTCAATACCGTTTTCTGTTCTAAAAGAAGTCCAGTATTTAAAAGGGTCGTTCTTATCTGACATATAATATCTTGGTCTTTTTGCCATATCAATGTTTGGATTATGTAAAAATCTTCCATTAAGATATGTTGCTTTATTAATACCAGATCTTGGTCTTTGATAACCAAAGCATTCTTCTAAAGAGTAAAGCATTTTCATTTTTTCTTTAATTGGTTTTAGCGTGGTCGGGTCCCCATCATCATCAAACCCTCCATCAATAATTATATCTGCATCTGTTGCCCCAGTGTAATATTTAATGCCAGCAGATCCTGAGTCTAGTGGATCAAATGTGTTTGGGATTGTTCTGTAGGGAGAGGCTGCCTGTGTTGGACGATACCTATAGTTTCCTATGGTAGATATGTTTGTTGCAATATTCATATTCCATTCAGCAATTACTAAAGATTTTGTTTTAACAGAAGAACTTGTTTCTATATAGTTTAATAATTCTTTATTTTGAAACATTATGCCTCTTCCAGTGACAGGGACACATTCCAAAAGTCAAAGTTTA